ATGCAGATCGCCACCACCCACCCCGCCGAGACCTGCCCCTACCCCGCGGGCTGCACCGGGTGCGCCCCCGGGCGACGCCCCGCCATCGGCACCCACGTCCGCGTCGACTTACCCGAGACGCCCGCCAGCCCCGCCGAGACCGTCTACGGGCAAGTCCACTTCCACTACCCCGACGGCATCGACATCCGCATCACCGTCGCCGCCGACACCAGCGAAAAGGGCGACGTGTTCACCTGTTTCGACAGCGAGCAGGCCCGCGGCAAGGTCACCGTGACCGCCCTCGACGCCCTGCCCGCCGCCGCCCACCGGTTGGTCCGATGAGCGGCTTCGATCCCGACGAGCTCGTCACCGCCCGCGTCATCGCCCAACGCAAGGGCTGCGACATCAACACGATCTACGTGCGCCGCCACCGCGGGCAACTACCCGGCGAGCAGGTGGTGCACGGCCGGCTCGTGTGGCGCTGGGGCGACGTCGAAGGCCTCGACATAGCGCCCCGGGAAACCAGGGCCATCGGTCGCCCCCAGGCCGCGGACGGCGACCGGTGAGCCTGTTCCGTCAGGGCCGCCGTGTCCCCCTCAACGTCTACGAGGGCGACGAGCCGTGCTTCCAGGCCCACAGCCCCGAGGACGCCGCCCGGTTCGTTCACCTCCTGAACCTGGGGCAGCAGACGTTCGACCGGGCGCTCGCCGCAGAACGCCCCCAGCCCGCGGGGGAGTACGTGCCCGCCCCGGTACCCGAGGACGAGCTCGTTGACCTCATGGGCGAACTGGAACGCTCAGTCGCAGACGCCAAGGCGTCACGGGAAGCCCGCCGTGCCCAGTTGGTGGCTGACTACGACGGCCTGTGCGTGGCCGAGGGCTGCCTGTTCCCCCACCTGACAGCCTGGGACGACGGAGAAGGCCCGCTCCTGCTCTGTGAGCACCACGGCGATGAGCTGGCCGTGGGCTTCCCACTGAAGCCCGGGGCCCGAGAGGTGAGCAGGTGAGCGACGTCCCCGACGCCCAAACCGAAGAACGGGACGGTCTTCTCGCTCGCCGGCTCCGGGTCTCGCCCGGGTCCCGCTACTACCCGACGTACGTGGCCCCGGTGCTCGACGACGGCACCATCGACGTGAGGGCGTGGTGCGCCGACCTCGACGACTGGTTCAACCAGGGACTGTCCGGTGGCTGACCTGCGTTGTGTCGGCGCGGACGCGGATGACCCGCCCGACCCGTGCCCCGACCCCGTCGATGGGTGGTGGCGGGCGGTGCGCTGCCGGCTCGACTACCCGCTGTGTGAGCGGCACGGCCTGTTGATGGAACGCACCGCGGGCTGGTGGCGAGTCTCGGCGTAACGTCCCTGCGTTCCCCAGCGTCTGCCGCCCTCGGCCCCGTCACCGTCGGGACCGAGGGCGGTTGCGCGCTCAGGGCCGTGCGTCGATGTAGGCGTCGATGATGGCCCCGTGCTCGGGGCAGACGTGGTCGCCGGTCGCCCGCATGACGACATCGACGACGGCGTCGTCGTAGCCCTGCCCCCCGAGTCCGTCAGGCCCGTAGGCGACGCCCAGAGCGAGTGCGAGTAGCTCCCCGTCGGGGACGGCTGCGTCCGCTGCCACCACCTCGTCGAAGAGGGCGCACTCGGCCTCTGCGTAGGCCAGGAGGGCATCTACGACCGGGTCTCCTGGCGGGGGCATGAGGCCGGCTCGCAGGTCGCTACGGAAGGTCGCTGGCGCAGTGGTCGTGGTGCTGGCCCGTCCGGTGGCTTCGCAGGCGACCCCGTCGCCGTCCCGGTCGAGGTCGGCCGAGTAGCCCGGCTGACCGCGGCGGAGCGGGCCTGCGCCCGCGGCGCGGGCGTCACCGCAGTCGTCGAAGTTGACCACCGTCGTCGGCGGCGCCGGTAGCGGTGGACGTGTCGTCACCGTGGTGGCCACGGTCGTGCTCGTGGTGGGCCGCGGCCGGGTGGTGGTCGAACCTGACGTCGGCTCGTCTTCGTCACCGGAGCACGCGGCCAGGGCGAACACCAGAGCCAGGGCTGTAGTTGCGGCTGCGGTTCTGCGGGACATGACGGTCTCCTGTGTCTCGGCTCTAGGGCGCGGCACCGCACCCTTAGCTTGGGTCATAGCTCGACGGGCTCGGGCAGGGGCACGAGCGCCCGCACGGTGTCTCGGAAGCGCAGGAACCCCTTCGGGCCGCCGAGCTTCCGCCTGTGGATCTCGTCGTGGCAGTCGGCGCAGATGACCACGACGTCCTCGGGGTGTTCGCCGTTGCCGCGCCCTCCGGTCGGGTAGCGCAGGTGGTGGGCGACGAGACGCACGTCGTCGCCGCCACGCAGGCAGCAGACGCAGTGGTCGGTGAGGGCGCGGCACTGGCGGGACCGTTCGGCCCAGAGTTGCGAGCGCTTCGGCATCCTTCTGCGGCTCATGCCTGCCCCCTGTGGATAACTTCGCCGGTGGGCCGCGCGCGCGGGTCACGTAGCCACTCTCGTGAGCTGGGAGGGCTTGCCGCGCGTCTCTGCGCGACCGGGGGTGTTCGGGGGAGAGTCGCTTCTCCCCCGGCCGGAGGGAGGGTCGGGTCGGGGCACGCGCCGCGTGAGTTTGCCGTGGCTGGTGGCTCTTGACCTGAGCCGCGCGCGCGACTGTCGAACGGAATCACGTCGGCGCCGTTCAGACCAGACGGCGCGACGCTGTGACCAGCACTTCCGTTGGCCCGTAAGGGGTGATTCGCCTCTTCATTTGGGGTGGTTTGCCCCTTGTGACCCTCGGTTCGCTTGGTCCCCAACTGCCCCTTATATAAGGGGTGATTCGCCTCTTGTGAGGGAGGCAGGTGGACGACCTCGCAGTAGACGAGCACGGTCACGCGGCCCGTGTGCCCGCGGGGGAAGTAGCACTCGATCAGGCCGGCGTCCTCCAGCGGCTTCAGCCGGGACGCGACGTTCTTGCGGTACAGGCCGACGACCTCGGCCAGGTCGGCCTGTGTGCCCGCCCAGACGCCTGTGCGGTGGTCGCACTCGTAGACGAGCGCCGTGAGTATCCACGCCTCGGTCGGGCCCAGCCGGTGGCGCTCCACGAGCGCTCGGAACCGACTGGTCCGGACGCCGACGAACCGTTCGGTCACGACGCCACCGAGGTGGCGTCATCCTCCATGGTGAACAGGGTGCCGACGCCGACGTCGTAGAGGTCGGCCATCCTGGCGAGCACGTCGGCCGGCGGCAGGATGCGGCCGCGCTCGTAGCCGGCGATGCTGGCGAAGCTGCGGCCGACAGCGACAGCGACCTGCTCTCTGGTGAGGCCGGCGGCCGACCGGGCATCGGTGAGCTTGGTGGGACTGAGGCGCTGCACTGAGGTCCTCCCTCGGGATCGAAGAGGCCCCCCGCCCGGCACACTCCCGCAAGCGGGTTGGCGACAGTTTCAGCGGGGGGCCTCTTCGTGTCAGCGTAGCACAGTCAGGCAGGTTGAGCGTGCCAGCAGTCGACGCAGACGGACAGGTCCGGGCCCCGGTACCGCCGCGCCCGCGTGTTGAACACCGGGACCATCCCCCGGAACTCGACCGACGGCCGCCCGCACGCCTGGCACAACCAGCCGACGTCGTCATGGGCCGGATGGGTGCGGGTCGCCTGCGCCCACCCGTCGGGGCGCAGGTACGGCTCGTAACGGCGGTCACCCGCAGTCACGGCACGGCGGGCGAAGTCCTCCGACGGGCGGTCAGGCATCGTCCCTCAGCTTCGCCAGCTCCTCGGCGTAGAGGGCGTCGTACTCGGCCCTGTGGGCCTTCGCCAGGCGTGCCTTCGCCCGGTTGCTGGCCTTGGACCTCACGCGGGTGCGGGCGAGGTGGCAGGGCCGGCAGTATGGCGTCAGCCCGTCGTGGCGTGCGGCGTGCTCGTAGAACTCGCCGGCCGGCTTGGTCATGGCGCAGGCGGGGCACCGCTTGGTGTTCTCCGTCGAGGCGTCGAGCAAGCGGTCACGGAGCGCCGCCTGTTCCGGGGTCCAGTCGACGGCGCTCACCGGTCGACCTCGGGCCAGATGTCGCCGATCCCGCGCCCGAGCGCGGTGGCGACCTTGTCGGCGGTCGACCAGTAGATGAACCCCGACCCGTGGCCGTGGCGCCACCGGCACACCGTCTCGCGGGCCACGTAGATCCGCTCGGCGAACGCCCCGTCGGTGTCTGCGCCCTGCAACGCGAGGAGCGGGGCGACCGGCAGCCGGGGCTTCTTCTCGGCCTCCCGGTAGTTGGCCTGGAACCAGCGCCGGCACGTCCTGCACTGGCGGGTCCTGGTCCCCGGCGCGACGTACGTGTTGGCGTCGTCCCAGGGGTGGCCCCACTTGCAGTGGGTGGCGGTCACCACAGGACCACCAGTGCGATGACGGCGAGCGCGACCACCACGGCGGGCACTGTGACGCACCCGCCGTTCGGATTGCGCCGCCCACCCCACCCGCTCACCGTCGCCCCCAGAGGATCACGCCGTCCTGGTGCTGGCCCGCGTGGCCCGCGCGCAGCTTGCACGTGTAGCGGTCCCAGCGGGCGCCGCACTGGCGAGCGAAGCGCTTCACCGCAATGCCTCCCCGCTGGCGCCCAACAGGTGGATGCCATCCGCCAGCTCGTAGACCGCCCGACGGAGCCATCCCGCATCGGACGTGTCGCGGGCGGCCTCGACCACCTGGTCGGCGTTGACGACGATCGCCGCGGCCTGGTCGCGGGTCAGGACCGCCGAGTGGTCGTCGCCGCCCATCGGCTCGTACGCCTCGGTCATGATGTCGTCGCCCATCGGGAAGAACTCCCGCCCGCGGCCCGGGACGTCGATCGAGCGGACGCACCACTCGCCCGACCGCAACGGCAGGAACCCGCGGGCCCCGTGGATGTGCAGGTCCCCGTGCCCCTGGTCGAGCGTCTCGCCGCCACCGAGGGTGACTGCTCTGGCGATCCAGCGGCGGCAGTGCTCGGTCCCGTCGTAGAAGACGGCGTCCACCACCGTGCGGCGGTGGGAGAACTGGCGCCACGCGTACGTGTCGGTGGTCTCAGACGGGCTCATCGGTGGCCGCCTTCGCTCCGTGCTGCGCGGCGATCTCCGCCGCGGACACAGCCACAGCCGGGAACTCGTCGTCCACCCGCGTCTCCCGGGCCATGATCGACTTGTACGAGATCGACAGGTTCGCCACGTCGTACGGCGTCCAGTCCGCCCGCGGCACCCCCACCTTCTCCTCGAGCTGGCCGACCTTCACACCGAGACCGTCGAACCGTTCGATGGCGTCGGCGATCCGGCGGGGCAGGGCCACCCCGCCCCCGTGCTCGAGCGTGGCCCGGCACAGGGTGGTGGCGTCGTCGACGAGCCACGGCGGGAGGACTTTCTTGATCGCCTCGCGGACCCGGCGGCTGCCCTGGTTGGTCGTCAGCTCGTAGACGTCCCGGAGCTCCTTGAGTTCCTGGGCGCCGTCTTTGCGGTCGCGGAGGTGGGGGACGATGAACACGTGGGCGACGCGGGTGTTGGACTGGAGGTCCCACGCCCACGCCTGCATCTCGCTGATGCCCGCCGCGGAGTCGCGGCGTAGCTCGGTGAGGCCGTGGGTGATGTTGCCCCAGCAGCGGGCGAGCTCGACCATGAGGTGGACGGTGGGGCCGATGATGGTGGCGCCGCCTTTGCGGTACGAGTAGAAGGCGCGTTCGGCGACGATGTCGAGGCTGCAGGATTGGCGCATCTCGGCGATGGCGGCTTCTGGTTCGCGGCGGCAGGTTTTGGCGGCTTGGACCATGGAGACGACCTCGGCGACGGCGCGGGTCTGTTCGATGGCGGTGCCTTCGCTGGCGCCTTGGGGGACGGGCCAGGTGGTGGGCGTGGTGGTGTCGGTCATGTGGCGGTCTCCTGGTTGCTGGCGATGGTCTCGTTGAGGGCGAGCAGGGCGTGACCGATGCCGCGGAGGGCGGTGAACATGGCGGCATCGTGGTGGGACCAGTAGCCCATGCCGTGGCCGGGCCGGCTGAGGAAGTCGGCGGCCTTCTCTGCGTGGGTGGCGGTCTCGGCGGGTTCGCTCACAGGTTCACTCTCCGTACTGATTCTCGTACCAGGCGGGCAGCTGCAGGTGGGTGACGTCGTCGGCGAACCCGGGCCACACGTCGGTCTCGACGCACCTGGCGTAGGTGTTGATGGCCATGCGGTTGAGGGTGGCGCCGATGCGTTGGGCGACGTGGTCGAGCTCGACGACGTGGACGAGGTAGGGCGGGTCCTTCGCTTGGAAGACGAACACGAACCGGGCTTCGGGGCCGGCGATGTCGAGGGCTTCGCACCCGGCCCGGTACCAGTCGTCCTGGCAGGCGTAGCCGTGTGAGGCCGCGGCGCGGGCGAGGGCGTCGGTGTCGACGGCGGCGGCTGTCTTGTAGTCGGGGACGATGAGGCGCCCCCTGCCGCGGTCGGGGAGCCAGTCGAGGCGGGCCCGTCGCATGATCCCTGTGGGTGCGTCGCGCCACACGAGGGTCTGTTCGGGTTGGCCGTGGTCGGGGTCGAACAGCAGCGACGCGAACGGGTGGGCACGCAGGGCGTCGGCCATGGCGTGGACGGTCTCGTACTGGTGGCGGAGGAGGGGGACGGCGCCATGACGGCGCTCCTCTGCGGCCTCTTCCTTGGCCCGTTTGGTGCGCCAGTCCGCGGCGTCGATGGACACGATGGTGGGTCCGACGCCGAGCACGAGCTTGTGCGCGGCGTGCCCGATGTCGAAGTGCGCCTTCGGCTCCGGGGGGTTGTGCCGCTCCCACTGGAACAGGGCGGGGCAGCCGGGCGGGAGGAGCCGTCGGGCGCCGGAGGAGGAGAGGCTGCCGCCCTCGACGGGATCGGCGTGGTACTCGTCGGCCGTCATGTCGTATCGGCCCGGCTCGGTGATGAGGTCAGCCAATGTCAGGACCCGTCGGGTCGACGAATCCCAGGCACGGGCAGTCGCCGAAGTCGTCGCCAGTGGTCCGGACGCAGGCGCCGTCCTGTGGCAGGTGGGCCGCCTTCACGTGCTTGCAGGCCACGCAGATCTGGTCACCGGCGAAGTCGCCGCGGGCGATCGGGCCGTTGATGCGCCGCGCCATGTTCCCGGCGGCCAGGAGTTGGTGGGCGGCTTCGTCGCATTCGGCCCAGGGGATCTCGTCGCAGGTCGAGCGGACGATGGCCAGCCCGCGGGTCGGCGACCACTCAACGGTGAAGTAGTCGGGGGCGCTCACGGCCCCTCCGTCTCGACGGCCAGGTCGAGCATCGCCTGGCGGACGGCGTTCAGGAACACCGCCATGACCTCGCCGGTCCACCGGCGAGTCGTGGCCCCGCTGGAGCGGTTCGCCCACTTCTCGGCGGCGTACCCCCCGTCGAGCCGCTGACGGCGCCACTCGTAGCCCCCACCGAACCCGGCGCACAGGGTGACCCAGTAGTAGCGGCCCTGACGGGGTTCGCCGTAGGCCCACTCGATGTCCGGGCAGGTGATGGCGATGCGATACTCCGTCATGTCGCCGGGGGCGAGCCTGACTAGGGCGTGGCCGGTGGACGCCAGCGTCTCGGCGGTCCAAGCGGCCGCTGCGTTGATGTGGTCGTGGTCGAGCTGGGCGGCCCTGTCCTCGAAGACGGTCACGTGGGCTGCTCCTTGCGGTTGGCGGCGTAGGCCTCGATATCGACGCGGCGCCACTTGCGGCGGCGCACGGCGTCGGTCGTGGCCGGGGCGGGGAAGCTCTTCTGGCGGGAGAGCTGGTCAGCCCGCGTGGGGGTCACGGCGAGGATGCGGGCGGCCTCGTAGATCCCGATGGTGGGTTCGTCGGTGGACATGCCGTCAGCCTACTCACCATTGACCAATGGTCAAGGATTGTGCGACAGTGGCGGGCATGAGCCACACCGTCACCCTCATCCGGGACGACAACCGCATGGGCGGCCACTATGGCGACCACATGTACGTCGAGCGCTCCGGCGAGACCGTCATCAAGTCGGAGCACCTCGGCACCCGGGACCGCGACGCCGCCCTGGTCCGCGCCGCCGCCACGGCCAAGCTGTACGGCGCCTCCCTGGTCGACCGCCGCCCGGCCACCTGCCTCTACGGCTGGTCCGCGGACTGATGACCTCCCGTGCCCGGCTCCGGGTCCTGATCGTCGGCGCCTTCACGCTCCTGGCGTTCGCGACCACGGCCGAGACCCGCGACCTCAACGTCGTCCCCGCCGCCCAAGCCACCGAGGGCGCGGTGCCCGTCGACCTCGTCGCCCGCATGGCCACCGTCATCGGCACCTCACGGGCCGTCGACGGGATCGGCTCGGCGTCCCACTGGTGCACCCAGCGCCGTCCCCACGCCATAGACGACGTCACCTACGCCGAGTGGTTCCACCTCAATGAGCACGCGGCCACCACGAACTGCATCGCCACCCACGACAACGGAGTCACCTGGCACTTCTACCGGGTGACCGTGTGGGACCAGGACCACGACGGCGTCATCGAGCTCGTGCAGTGGACGCCGCTCGGCCCGTGGTGGACGTGATGGACGCCTACGACATCCATGCCGTGTTCATCGACGACGAAGGACTCTCCACCGACGAGTTGCACACCATCCTCCGCGCCTTCGACGGAGCCGGTTCGTGGGGATCGACCGAAGGCAAGGACGTCACCGTCAGGGTCGTCGGTCGCTCGGCCGCCAAGGATCTCGTCTGGCAACTGGCGGTTCATCCTGCCGTAGCGAGCGTGTCGGTCCCGTGATCCACCGACGTGACCTTTGGGTGCCCGCGGCCATCGTCGCCCTGACCGCTGCTGTCGCGGCCGGGTGCGGGGCGGCCACCTACAACGAGGGCGACAACGACGACCAGCCGCCCACCAACCCCTGCGCCGAAACCCAGGCCACCCGACCCGTCAACTGCGAAGACGACGGCTGATGCCTCCCGCCCACTCGACCGCCACCCAGCAGGGCCCCGACGGCAAATGGCGCGGCGTCTGCTCGTGCGGGTCGGTCAGCCCCAGCTTCGCCAGCGAGGGCGAGGCCCTGACGTGGTGCTCCAACCACATGCGAGGACGATGACCATGGTCAGCAAGGGCACACCCTCCGACCGGGCACGGGAGACCGAGCAGCAACACCGCGACCTGGAGAACCAGCGCCGCGGTGGCCGCACCGGTCGCCCGTCGGTCGCCCCCACACCCCGCCCCGTCGACCGTACGGCCGACAACGACGAACACCCCCCGGAGCACTGATGAAGCGCCTCATCGCCGGCGCCGTCCTGGCGGCCCTCAGCGCCGCCTCCGGGGCCTGTGAGCCCGCGGGTCCCGTCTACTTCGGGGACTCCAACATGGCGATGGTCGCCTCCCACCTCGACGGGACGGTCCACGCCACCCCCGGCTACTCCCTCGACGACTGGGCCACCGAGATGGCCGACGTCCCCGACGGGGCGACCGTCGTCGTCGCTCTCGGCTCGAACGACGTGCTCAAGGGCGACACCGACGGCGACGTCGCCGAGGTCGCCCGTCTGCTGGCCGGGCACTGTGTGGTGTGGGTGACCCCCGCTCAGTCCAGCTTCGACGCCATGGGCGAGCCGTACTCGTCGTCTGCCCGCGGGCTGATCGCCGAGCTCGCCGCCCAGGAGCATGTGGTGGTGTGGGACACGGCCCTGTACCAGCCCGCCGACCCGCCGCATCTGACCGGGGCCGGGTACGACGTGTACGCCCGGGTGCTGGCCGCCGCCCCCGAGGAGTGCGAGCCGTGAAGGCGAGCGTGGACCGGGCCGAGACCCGGAGGGTGCTGGCCGGCATCGACCAGGTGCTGCGTGGGCGCACCGCTGACGCGGTCGACCGGGTGCTGGCCACCGCCGCGCCGGGCATGCGCCAGTCGATGTACTGCTACGCCGAGGTCACCCGGCCGCTATGCCTTGAGCTGGGGATCAAGCCCGTCCCGATCAGAAGCACCGACTGCAACGTCCCGTTCTGCGAGTGGTGCGACGACGAGGGCAAGGGGTACCTCGACATCCTCCCCCTCTATGTCGGGTGCCGCGACCACGTCCACGGCTACGCCCCGTGGATCGTCAGCCCCCACCTGTTCCCCCTCGACCCCTGATCGAAGCGAATGACTGATCTCCTGCCCGTCACCGTCGAGACCATCCACGTCCCGACCCCGCCGCACCCGATGGCCGCCGTGAGCCCGCGGCGCCCCCAGCCCGCGGCGCGGAAGCGGGGCCGGTGGTCGCTGGTGGTCGTCCTGGTCGTCGTGGACTGGATGGTCGCCGGGTTCCTCGTCGGCGCGGTCCTGTTCCCCGACGCGCCCGCGGCAGACCGGTCCGACACCCGGCCTGCCGTCCCGCCGGCGGTGGTCGCCCCACCGGCCACCGCCGGCGCCCCATCCGTGGCCGCACACCCCGATCCGCGTCGGGGTGGAGGGGGCGGCCCGGGTGGTGACGTCCCCCAGGGCGTCACCACCAGCACCACAGGCGTAGCTACGGCGCCTGTGGTGCCCGATGCTGCGCCCACCCGCGGTCAGACCCCTTCGACGGGGGGTCCCGCGGGTGGGCCGGCGTCCACCACCACCAGCGTGCCCGTAGAGCCGCCTGTGTCGGCGCCTGCGCCCCCGACGGCCCCACCAGGCACCACGCCGCCCGAGACGCAGCCACCGGACACACAGCCACCACCCGAGACGACCCTGCCCACCCCGACCACGGAGACCGCCCCATGACCGACCTGGCCTTCACCCTGACCGACGATCACATCACCCTCCTCCGTGCCGCCTACATCCGATGGGAGGACTGCGAGTACGGCGCCCCCGCCATCGACTGCAAGCGCCCCTACGGCAACAGCGACGTCGAGCTGGACATCGCCGAGGCGCTCGGGTGGGAGCTGCCGGTCGACAACGAAGGCGACGAGTACATCGACGCCGACATGGCTCAGCGCGCTGAGCGCCTCCACAAGGAGACGCGGACCGCCCTCCAGGTCATCCTGCGCGCTGGCACGTTCACCCCCGGCCGGTACGTCCGGTCGACGCCATGGTCCGACGACTGGGTGCTGGAGACCGCCCCATGATGTTCCCGACCCAGCTCGCCGCCGAAGCCATGGCCGCCGCCCTCGACCTCGTCTGGGACGACCTGCTGTCCAGCGCCAAGCAGTACTACCTCGACCAGGCCGACGCCGCGTGCAAGGCGATCGTCGAAGGCCCCGACGGATGGCGGATCGTCCGCACCGAGGACCTCACTGGCCCCGAGGGCGGGATGATCCTCGCCGACAAGCGGGACAAGGTCGTCGAGGTCATCGAGGAGTGGAAGGGATGAGGGTGACGGTGACGCCCGTGAGCCCGCGGCAACCGGCGTCCGCCCGCGGGACCGCGGTGGGTGCGTTCGCGAACGTCGCCGGCTGGTTCACGATCGCCGTCGGGCTGTGGGCCGGCCTCTCGGGCGCGGTGCCCCTGTGGTTCGGGACGGTCGTCGCCGTGATCGCTGTGCCCGCGGCAGCGTGGACCCGATGAGCGACATCCCGTGGCTGAACGGCTGGCCCCGACGGGGGGACGTGGTGTTCATCGGGCACGCCCACGCCTGCATCGGCTGCGGTGCCTTCCTGGGGATGAGCAGCGGCCCAGCGGGAGAGGGCGAGGACCCGCCCATGCCGGTATGGCCGTTCCCCGCCGCGGGCTGCCCCGTGTGCGAGCTGCGGGACCAGGTGCCTCCCCGTCCCCCCGAGCCGTCCTGGCCGCGGGGGAAGCGGCGTCCGCTGCCATGACCGGCGAACTGGTCCCCGTCGCCGAGATCATCCGCCCCGACGGGGTCATCACTGGCGACCCCGCGGAGCCGTTCCCCGACGGGATCGACGAGTCCGTCTACCGGGGGCCGCTCGCCCAGCTCGTCGTCGACCTGCTCGCTGACCTGCGCGACGCACGCGACCAGCTCTCGGCCCTGCCCGACGGTCCCGGCGCCGACGTGGGCGGGTGGCTGCGCGGCAGGGTCGGTCACCACACGGTCGCAGCGCAGCGCCTCAACGTCCGTGCGATGGCGGCCACCCCGGTCTACGACGACTGGGACGACGACTGACGCGGAACACCCCTCGGGGGGCCGAGGGGTGTTCGTCACGCTGAGACCGCCAAGCCTTCACGTGGGCTGGTGCGCCGATCTTGCCGACGCCGCAGAGACTAGCCGTGCTGGCCGTTCCACGTCGCCGGCAGGCCACGCTCGACCACCCGACGGCGGCGGCGCCGGTAGATCGCCTGGCCGACCAGCGGGATCGCCAGCTTGTTCTGCCACAGCCACACCCCCGTCCCCACCAGCGGGATGGCGAGCAGGCAGCCGCCGTCCTGATGCGACCGCAGTCGCCACGCACCGACGAGGACCAGGCGCCCGCAGTCCCCGCACCGCCCGTCCACGCCGATCAGGCCGACACACTCGGCGAGGTCGTCGTGGAACGCCCCGCCTGTGACGTCGAGGCGATGCCACGCGTCCAGCACCTCCGCGGCGTCGCCCGGGTCGAGGGGGACGCCCATGTCGGCCAGGTGCGCCGCGTAGGCGTCGAGGCTGTCCGCGTTCGGGTGCCGCGGGGTCACGCCGTCGTCTCGCGCGAGCCGGTGAGCCGCCCTGTCGCTGTGTGGTGCTCGACGGTCAACTGGCCGGCTTCGAGCACCAGCCCGCGGGCCTCGAGCGGCACGGGGGTGACGCGGGACACGACCCTGACGATGGTGGCCACCCAGCCCGCGGCGAGGACCAGCCACGCCGACGCCCGCAACGCCACGTTGTCGGGCAGCAGCGGCACCAGCTCGGTAGCGAGGACGGTCAGGATCGACTGGACGGCGGCGAGCTGCGCCGGCAGTGCCCGCAGCAGCGCCCGGTACTTCTCCCACATGATGATCCTCTCTAACACTCGTCGATGGGTAGGGCCCGGGCGACCGCGGCGTCGACCTGGCGGACCTGCTCGTCCTCGGCGCCCAGCTCGACCACCACGGCCACGAACGCTGCCTGCGTGTCGGTCCGGCTGGTGATGCACCGGTCGTGGCGCTCCTCTTCGATCGCCCGCCAGCCCGCGACGTTCGTCCCGACCAGCAGGACAGCGGTGACCACGTTGGGGTGCTCACGAACCCACCGCCACGCCCTCACCACAGCAGCGCCTTCCCCGCACCCGCCGCGGCAACGACACAGAGCGACAGGCGCCAGCGGATCACCCAGCCGGCGACCGCGTGGACTCCGCCCCCTGCCCGTTCACCGACACTGCGCCGCCGGTCTGGCGTCGTTCGTCCTTCCGCCACGCCAGGCCGATCCCGAGGCACCCGGCCGCCAGGGACACGTTGCCCCAGTCGACCGGGCCCGGGTCGGTGACGGTCAGGTAGCCCCACCACGCGCCGAGGGCGAGCAGGATCATCTCCCGTACCGTCGGCCAGTTCGACACCAGCCGGTCCCATCCTGTCCGCTCCACCCGTCACGCTCAGCCCTGGGGCCGTCAGCCCGCGGGCGGGGTGGTGTCGGTGGCCCGTTCGTGGAGCTCGCGGACCCGGATCGTCGTGTCCTTCAGCCGGCACTCGGATGCGTCGGCCGGGTTGGCGGCGGTCTCCGCCCAGATCTCGCGGACCTTGCGGAGCAGCTCGAGCTGCTGGTCGTCGGTGAGTGCCATGAACGGGGCGTCTCCTCGTGCGGCGGTCAGGATGCGGTCGATGTTGATGGCCCCGGGGTCGCCATGCACGTTGTCGGGGGCGTGCTGGTGGCCGAGGACACCGGAGTAGGCGTCCCACGCGGCGAGGGAGAGGCGCTGGGGGGCGTTGCCGTAGCTGGCCGGGTAGGCGACCCATCGCACCGTCGAGGTCAGGGGGATGCCCATGCGAGCGCAGTCGGGGCCGAGGACGACACGGCCGAACCAGTCGAGGTCGTCGGGATCGCCGATCGACGCAGGGTTGGTGGCCGACCCGACGAGCTCGTACTGGATGAGGACGTCGCCGTCGCGGTTGGTTTGGTCGGCGCCGCCGGGGAGGTTCTGGAGGGACCGGGCGGCGGCAGCGAGCGGCAGGTGTTCGACGATGATGCGGCGCCGGCAGTCGACGGTGCGGTGGGGCCACGAGTTGTGGGCGCGGTAGGCGGCGATGGCCCCGGCGACGGTGGTGCCTTCGGTGGTGTGGAGGAGGGCTTTGCGGGACCCGTCGCCGTTCATGGCGCCGGCCGAGTTGCCGGGGACGGTACGGCGGTCTGTGGCCATCTGCGCAGCCTACGGCCCGGGTGTCCGCGGGTCAGGGTTCGACGATGACCCAGTCGATCGTGCTGGTATCGAGTATCCCGGTGGCCCCGGTCGCGAGGATCACCGCGGTGATCGTGAACGACGTGCCGGCCGTGCGGGCCGTGACCTCATACGAGTTCCCGGCCGTGACCCCGCCAGCGGCCTGGCGTTGCAGCATGATCCGCGAGTTGGCCGTGACCGCGCTGGACGACACCGTCGCCACACCAGCGGTGAGCGCCTGCCGCCCTGACGTCAGAGGGTCAGGCTGGGCGATCGGGGCGCACTGGATGTACCCCGTGTAGGCGTCGCCGTACTCGCCGTTGGTGAAGATGACGCCGGTGATGAGGCCATCGCCATCGACGACGACCCCGCACCCGGCGTCGAGTCCCCCGGCGGCCCAGTTCAGCCCGGCCGGGCCGTTGTCGCCGTAGATGGCCACGATGCAGTACCCGGAGGGCGCGTCGATCTGCACGTAGGGCTGGGAGGCGGGTGGGGTCCAGCCGGGGATGGTGTCGGAGACGACGACGAGGTTGGGCATGGCCCGAGCCTACGTGCAGGGCAGGACGGCAACCTTGCGGTACAGGAACGTCCCCGTGTTGCCCGACACGCGGTGGTCGAGGCGGACGTTGTAGTCGTCGCCGGGCGTGAGGCCCTCGACGAGCATGGTCATGCCAGCGTGCTGGATGGCTCCGCCAACGTAGGACACGAGCCTCAGCTTGTTGTCGATCACCGACGCCAGGAACGTCGTCCCCGACCCGACCGTGGTGCCCTCCCTGATGAACGGGGACAGCTCACAGGCCGACCCGGTCGTGCCGTTGGCCACCTGCCCCGACCACGTGACCAGCACCCGCCCGGTGGTCGGCGCGACGAACGCCACGCCGCAGTCCGAGTAGGACCCTGACGCGGCTGTGATCCCGAACGTCGTGATCGTGACCGTGAAGCTGCCCGACTGGGCGTCCGACACGGCCGGTGGGGTGTCGAGGGAACGGACGGTGGTACCGGCGGACAGGTCAGACATCGGTCTCCTACAGGGATCGGATCGTGGGCCGCCACAGGCGCACCTCGGCGCCCGCGTCGACGGTCTTGTTGATGCCGTTGGCGATCGTGGCCGACACCGTGAACGTCTGCACCGTCCCCGCGGGCGCGCCGATCGCCGAGACCGTGACCTGCGCCCCGGCGACGTTGACGTCGAAGGGGAACTCGCCGGCGTCGGTGGTCCACGCCAGCCCGCGGGTCACGTCCACGTCCATCGACGTGTCGGTGCCGGCGTCGAAGTCGGCGTCGAGCACGGAGCCGTCGGTGTCGCGCTTGGCGAGGGCGTCGTCCTCACGCACACCGACCTGCCACGCCCCGGCCGGCCGGCCGTTCGGTTTCATGACCACCAGGAACGGCGAGATCGTCTCGGTCCACCCGTCGACCACCTGCGCCACCTCGGTGGTCACCAGGTCGGCCGGCACCGATGTGGCCTCGATGACGTCGCCCACGTTGAACCCGTCGAAGGTGTCGAGCGTCGCCTCATCGGCGGTGTCGAGGTTGACCGTCAGTTGGTCGTAGCGCTCCTCCGGCCACGTCGCCTCGTGCAGCCACCACGACGCCTGATCGGCGACGTGCAGGTCCGACATCACGTTCACGGTGCGGGCCGCCTCGTAGAGCACACCGATCCCCGAGCCCGCGGGGTCAGGGTCATCCGCGCCCGTGGCGGTCAGTTCGATCTGCGACCCCTGGTCACGGGCCACGGTCACCCGGTTCACGTAGTCACGGTCGTCGTCATTGGGGACCAGATCCCCCACCTCGTCGGTCAGCGACAGCGCAGCCGCCTGGTTCCGCAGGGTCGCACCCGACCGGTACGAGATCCCCAACAGGTCGAACGGCTCCCCCACATACCCCTGATCGGCGACCGCGGCCTCTTCCAACAGCTCGAGCAGCGGCTTGGGCCGCTGCGGCCCCAATGCGACAGCACCCGCGGCGATCGACGCTGGCCATCCGGTGGTGGTGCCCTGCAAGTGCGGGCCGTCGACGACGACGGGGACCTGTTCCTCCCGGCACAGCCGGAACACCCGGGCCGGCGCGGGTTCACCCGCATACGCGGTGTCGGCCGGTGCCAGCCACCCCGCGACAGCGCCGGTCGTGATGATGAAGTGGCCGACCGACAGGCCCTCTTGGGCGGCGGAGTCTTCGAGGGTCCGCAGGCCGACCGGCCGGCCGGCGTGGAGGCCCAGCGACGCGAGGGTGCCGTCGTCGCCGAACACCGACCCGAGGTCCAGGGGGATGATGTCGACGTCCCAGGTGATGTCGGTCCCGGACAGGCCGATGGCGAGCTGGACGATCATCCAGGTCCCGAACATGCCGGGATCGGCCGGGAACGTGGCGGACAGGACGTTCGTGCCGTCGAGGTCCTTGGCGAACACCGACACGTTGGTGTCGTCGATCCGTAGGACCCACTGCGACGTGGCGCCGCCCATGCAGTCGATGCGTTGCAGGTCGATGTACTCCGACGCCCCCGCATCCGGGGCGACAGGGATCCCGTACAGGCCCGTGTACTCCCACGTGTCGGTCGGGGCGAGCGGGGGTAGCGCCAGGTTCCACCCGTACGGCTGGCCACCGCCGATCGTGGGGAGCGCTTCGGAGGCGGGGAGCGTGTTGTCCCCGGCGAGGCCCATGGCCATGATCCCGCCGTCGACCCCGCCGACCGTGTAGATCGACGTTGCTTCGCGGCCGTCTTCGAGCGGCCAGTACGCGTAGAGGGTGGTGTCGGTGGTGGGGTTGGTGATCCGCCGGTAGAGGGCGGAACGGAGCGGTTTGGCGCCTTGGCGCAGGCGTCGCAACGGGCCCGCCGCGGTGATGGTGCGCTGCGCTGTCCCGTCGACCGCTTTGCCCGGGTAGGTGCCCTGGTTGGACCCGTACTCGCCGAGCAGGCGCGCTTTGCGGTCGGTGATCTCGGCGGGCGCGGCGATCGTCCACGTCTTGGGGGTGGCGGCGTCGTCGGCGAACGACGTGGTGCCTGGTGCCTCGGCGGTGAAGTCGGCGTCGACCGCGATCGTCCCCGAGTCCAACGTCCCCGCCCGGATGAACACCCGTTCGATGCCGCCTGGGTACGGGGAGAACCCGGAGTTGGCGAGCGACCCCAGCTCGACGACCGCGGTCGACGAGAAGATCGACGTGGTCCCGCTGTTGATGTCGGGGTCGCCGAACAGGTACGCGGCCTTGTCGGCGAGAAGGTCAGTGATGGTCCCTTTGAGGACGTAGAAGGTGGTGGTGTTGCCTGATGCGCCGTTGTCGACGTCGAACTCCATCGCCCAGGTGAGCGACCCGGCGGTGGGAGTGGGGACGGCGAGGGACGTGACCGCTTCGCCGGTGGTGTTGGTCCCGTCCGCTGACCACTGCCAGTTGACGGTGCCGGTCTGTCCGCCGAGGACCCGCCAGGATCGCTGACCGGCGGCGCCCCATTTCCCGGCGATCTCGTAGGCGCCGCCCAGAGCTGCGGGGCGGAGCGGGGCACGGAACTGGATGGCGATGGCGATGTTGCCGACGATGTCGAGCGACGCGGCGTCGGCGGTCGACGCTTTCGACGCGGTCTCGCCGGTGAGCGCGAGCCAGGATGCCCCGGCGTGCTGGGAGTAGCGCAGGACCATCCCGCGGCCGATCCCGGGGTACCAGTCCCCGTCCGCTTTGCGGGGGGTGAGCGACCCGAGGGTGACGCCGGTGTCACCGCCGCCGTTGCGCATCGGGAACGACGCGCCCGACGGGTCCGCGGTGCCCGAGCTCGACGAGGACCGCCCGCGGGTGATCGTCACGTTGTTCGACGTGGTCAGGGCGGTGAGGTCGACCCAGTCCCAGGAGAGGGGGTCGGCTGAGCGGTCGGGGTTGAACGCCCCTTCGAGCTTGCCGGGTACGGCCATCAGTTCCAGCCGAGGCCGCGCTGGACGTTGCCGCCGTGTTCGAAGCGGATGCGTTCCCGGAAGTAGTCGAACAGGGCGCGGTCGAGCGGGGACCCGTCGCCCTGGTAGACGAGCGTCGGTGCGGCGGCTGCGCCCATCGCGCCGCCGCCGAGCATGTTCAGGATCTCGCGCTGCTGGGGCTTGTTGAACACGGCCTCACCCGGGGTCAGCCAGGCGGGCACGGTGTCTGTGCCCCGCGGGCCGCCGGGGTGCATCCCCCCGCCGAGGCCACCCGCGGCCAGGTATTCGGGCACCCGGCCACCGCCGGCGAACCCCAGGTAGCTGGAGAAGTTCCGGGCCGCCGAGTTGAGCACGGCGTTGAGGTTCACCGTCGCCGACTGGCCGTCCAACTCACGCAGCCGGTTCCCGACCGAGATGACCTTCCCCGACGCGTTGTCGTTGGCCCGCAGGGTCGCCGTGCGGGTCCCCTGGATGCGGTTGGCCTCGTCGGCGGCGTTCTCGAACCGGGTCGCCATCCGCCTCGCCTGGCCTTCGGTGATCGACCCCTGCTGCCGCCACCGCTCCAGGGCGTTGCGGGCGTTCGCCAGCGAGGCGGGGTGCTCTTTGATCTGCGCGGTCAGGGTCGACTCGGCCGACTCCAGGTCAGCGGCGGACATGACGGCGTCGTCCTGGGCGTCGTTGAGCGTCCGCAGCGCCTCCGCGGCCTCAGAGCTGCCCTCACCGTGCTTGTTCACCGCGTCGTGGTAGGCGAGGACCGCCTCGTTGACCGACGCCTGCGAGTCGCGCTGCTGGTTCATGGCGTCCAACATCCCGAACAGGGGATCGGTCGCGGCCCGCACCGCGTCGTTCATCCCGCGCACCGCGTCGGCGTTGGCCTCCATCGCCTTCGTCATCCGCTCGGTCGCGGTCGTGTTCTCGTCGGTGGCGTCCGTTGCCGTCCCGGTGATCTTCGCCTCGCGGTCGAGCGCCTCGTTCTTCGTGTCGATCTGGGCCTGGAGCGCCGCCGCGGTCTCCTCGTTCAGGCCCATGGCGACGGCCTGGTCCAGCCACGCCTGCGCCAGCTTCGGGGACTGCTCGACCATCTTGTCGAACGCCGCCCGGGCCCGGTCGCCCGCCAAGCCGACATCGTCCATCTCGTCGACCATCACCTTCGCGGCCTCGCCGGTCTCGAGGAACGACTCGATGATCTTGTCGAGGCTGGCTTCCTTGCGGGCGTCGCCAATCTCCTTGATGGCCAGGGCGATCCCCGCCACACCCAGCGCGGCGCCGGCCCCGATCGCGGCCTTGCCCACACCCCCCAGGTCGGCGGTGAACGCCTTCATCCCCCCGGCCTGGAACTTGTCCTTCAACCCTGACGCTGTCTTGCCCACCGACTGCAACGAGGGGACCACGAAGTTGTACATCGACGAGCCCATGTCCGACGCCACCATGGCCTGCTCTTGCAGGGTGAGCTTGTTCCACTTGGCCGCGTCGGTGAGCCCGGCGAACCCGTCGGCCAGGCCCATGGCGCGGGTGTCGAGCTCGTCCATGCGGTCACCGACGCCGCCGATGCCGGTCCCGTATTCGCCGAACGCCCGGCCGCCTTCGCCGACAAACTTGTTGGTCCGGCTGGTGCTGCCGCCCATCCGGTCGAGGGCCTGGTCTGCACCCTTGGCGTCGGCGGTCAGGTCGCGTAGGCCGTTGCCTGCGGCGTCGCTGGCCTGACCAACGCTCTTGATGTCGCCTTCGGCCTTCGACGCGGACCGGGCAGTGTCGTCGAGCCCTTTGGACGCCGCGTCGAGGGGCCGCGCCGCGTCCTTGGCCGAGTCGCCGAGGCTCTTGATGCCCTTCGCAGCGGAGTCGATGGCGCCGCCGCTGTCGTCGGTGCCGGTCAGGCGGATTTCGATGGGGTCGACCACGTCAGGTCACCTCAGCCATGGAGCGCCACCACTTCGGCGCCCGCGTCCTCGTTGAGCGGTGCCTTCATGGCCTGCTCCAACGCCAACAGGCGCACCAGCCCGGTCCCCTCGGCCCGTAGCTCGCTGAGCTTGTACTGGGGGAAGGCGCGGAGCAGGTTCAGGAGCATGAGTGGCCCGGTCAGCTCGCCAGGGGCGTCGCGGGGATCTCCGCCAGAGGCGCGCCACCGTTCGATGGCTGCTCGAAAGGGTCGGCGAGACCCACCTGCGCGTCGATCCACGCGTCGATGATGTGCCGGCGTAGCCGCCACGGCAGGTCGTTGAGGCTCTCGGCGGTGATCGGGAGCGGGACGGGCGGGTCGGAGCGGGGGACGTCGAGGTTCCACGACACGATCGCTGAGGCGACTATGCCGTTCATCTCGGCGACGTGGACCATGTTCTCGTCGCGGAGCAGGTTGCGGTCCCCGGACATGAGCCACAGCACCCGGGTGTAGGTGTCGATGTCGACCTCGCGGGCGGTCACTTCGAGCTCGTCGAGCTTGGGGTGGTTGAACACGAGGTCGACGGTGTCGTCGTAGGCGACCATCAGGGGTCAGCTCCAGGTGGGCAGCAGCCCGTTGGCGAGCGACATGGGCGCGGTCCACGTGAACTCGCCCGACTGCGCCCGCGTGTACGGGAAGTCGGTCACCACGAACGTCAGGACCGGCGACGACCCGATCGTCTGACCCGAGACCGTGATCACCGACTCCCGGTTCACCGACGTCGACGGGACCGTCTTGAACACGACATGCGCCAAGTTGGCGCCGTCGTCGAACACCCCAGCCGGGGTCTGGGTCATGTCCGCCAGCAACAGCAGGCGCTCCATGGCCGACTTGTCCAGGCCCGTGATGTCCTGCACCGCCCGCGGCGTCGCGAACGACAGGGACGTGGTGTCGGTGCGGATGTCCTGGAGGGCACCGCTCGAGTCGTCGACCTGGTAGGTGGTCCACCCCAGGCCGCTTTCCTTGGCCATCGCTTCGTCTCCTTGGGTTGGTCAGCCCCGCTGGTGGGCGGTGGCCAGCTTGTCCTGGTGGTTGGCGAACTCGTCGACCCAGTCGTCGGCGCTGGCGTGGCGGCGCATGAGCCCGCGGGGGTTCCCGCGCAGGTCTCCGCCCCGCACCACGTACAGCTCGGGCCGGTTGATCGTGACCCGATGCTGCGTGAAGCACGGTGTGCCCGCGGCGAACGCGTAGGTCTCGGTGCCCGACCCGTCGACGGTGAGCGTGTACCGGCCATGGATGCGGGCGGCGACGACGGGCGACAGGCGCGCCCCGGCGGGCCGGCACGAGGAACGGATGCGCCGCGCCCACGCCCGGCCGGCGGGGGTGGGCGGGCAGACGTACTCGTATCCGTCGCGTTGGGCGGCACAGCCGATCTCGACGCACGTCGCGGGGCGGGTGTGGGTGGGGCGGGGGGAGACGACCTGGAACGTCGTCACCGCGGAGGGCGGCACCGACGCGATGCCGATGGGTGACCCGTCGGGCCGGCGTGTGACGAACGCCTGGAGGGCACGCTGCCGGGCGATCCCCGCCAGTCCCTGGAGCGGGTCGAGCAGGTCGGGGGTGACGTCATCGTCGGGGCCCATCACGCGGCCTGGAACTGGGTGGCGGTGACGTTGCGGGTGAAGGCCACGCCGAACACGGCGTTGGAGAACGTCCCGGTCGTGTTGACCTTCATGTACCGGCGCACCGTCGCCGTGCGGCCGCCTTCGAGGCGCTGCGACGTGATGGCGGTGGCGGCGGTGAACGCCCCGCCGGTCAGGTCGGTGAACGCCGAGTTGTTGGCCGAGTCCTGGATGGTGACGGTGACGCTGGTCCCGGTGAACGCGAAGACGTGGAGCCAGGCCTGCCAGCCGAGCGTCGTGGAGGCCCCGCCGTCGGCGTTGAAGTCGACGCCGGTGGCGGGGGCGGTGGCGGTGGTGTCGGTGCGCTTCCCCGCGGTGAGGAGGTGCCCCCATTCGGCGCCGTAGCTGCTCCCGGCGAACTCGGCGGAGAACGTGAACGACCCGTCAGCGGCGCGGGTGTAGGTGGTGTTCGGGAGCCGGTACCGGCCACTGAACGCCGGGTCACCCAACGTCGACCCGCAGATGATCGTGGTGTCGAAGTTGAGGACCTGCGAGAACGCGTTGGCCCTGGTGGTCTGGAACGCGGAGCCGGCGGTGGGGTTGAAGAACTGCTGGCACGTCACCGACGCGTCACGGGTGAGCGCGAGGCGTTCCATGGCCGACTTGTCGATCCCGGTGACGTCCTGGACGCCCTTGGGAGAGGTGATCGACCAGGCGCCGGTGTCGCCCGAGCAGTCGATGCCCGCTATCCACAGGCCTTGGCCGAGGCCGTTGCGCTTCGTCACGATGCCTCCGGGAACACGTCGTTGATGATGAGGGGGACGGTCACGTCGAGCAGCCGGTAGAGGGTCCCGCCGATCTCGACCCACCCGAGCCGTAGTTCGACCGACGTGCCGGCCATGCCGCGCAGGTCGATGACCCGCACCAGGCCGCCCAAGGTGAGGTCGGCGGCGAGGCGGGTGATGAGGTTTCCGGCCTTGCCCAGCAGCTTCGGGTCGACGGATCCGAGCGGCTGGGACGGGGGCAGGAGGAAGCGGACGGTCCACACGAGCTTCAACGCCGAGACGTTCAGTCCCGTCGGGGGCCGCGGGTCGCCCGACATGGCCACCAGACACGCCGTGATGCCCTTGCCCGGGGAGTTCGTCGGGTCGAACTCCTGGACCCGCTCGATGCCGCCCAGCGCCTTCACGTGCGTCGCCAGGGCCTTCTGGATGGCGATGGCCTCGTTCTCACCGAAGGCCATCAGCCCTGCGCCTTGCGTAGGGCGAGCATGATGTTCCGCTCGACGAACACCACGGATTCCTTGGCCATGCGTTGGGCGATGGTCCGGAACGTCCGGTAGCCCTTGAACCGGGTCGTCTGGTTGCGCCGGCTAACGCCTTCCAACCACGGGCCGTACACAACGCCGCCGTCGGTGATGACCCACCCGGGCGGCGTCTTCCTCGCCGCTACCTGGAGCCGGTAGTACGGGGTCTGCTTGCGCAGCACCTTGTTGAGGCGCTCGTCGACCCAGTCGGCGCCGATCTCCGCCGCTTCCTGCAACCCCTTGTCCAGGCCGTCAGGGATGTCGTTGCCCAACTGGGACAGCATGTTGAGCTGCGAGGTCAGGTCCACCTCGATCGACAGGCCGGCCATCAGATCGCCACCGGGCCCCTCGACCGGCCGTACCGGTTGCGGACCTGCTTGCGGAGCGATTCGACCTGGCGGCCGCCGGTCTCGTGGGCGCCTTCGCCTTCGCCTGTGACGCGGGCGTACCCGGCCTGCTCGTTCTCGATCTGGGCGATCGCTTCGGCCTTCGCGAGGGACCACACCCCGCCGGGCGGGACCCAGCGGGTCAGGGCTGTGGCGGTGTCGTGCGCCGCTGCGGTGGTCCCCGCCGCGGCGCGTTCGACGGTGAGGCGCCGGGGGGCGTAGATGTCCGCGGCGGTCAGGTGCGCAGCGAGGCGGGTCCCGTTCCACGCCCGCCGCACAGTCCCCGTGTTCCCCGAGATCGCCGTCAGCAGCATCGCCTCGGTGTCGATCCACAGTTCCTCACCGACGTGGAACTGGGTGCCGTCGGTGAGGCCGACGGCGTCGTCTGTGTCGTCGGCGTCGAGCGCAGCCGAGGTGTTCTGTCCCGAGTCGAGGAGGTCACGGCCCGTCACGTTCATGCGTTCGTCCCCGCACCGCAGGAGCGTCCCCACCCCGACGCGGGAGCTGTCGGTGACGTCCACGCCGGTCTCGCTGGTGTCGAGCGCCTCAGCCAGCGCACCCGCCGGTGAGCTGGTGTCGGCGTAGCCCCACAGCCCGGTCACGGCGACACGCTTCTGCGTCCCACCGGTGCCCGCGCCGAACGTCGCCCCCGTGTCGACGTCAGCGGCGATCGTCACGTACGGGGGGCCGGCGTTGCGTGGCTCGAGGATGAGGTCGGCGACCGTCAGCGCTGTGCCACCTGCGGTGATCGACGTCAACGTGATCAGCCCGAACTCTTCGAGCTCCAGTTCCCAGGCCCGGCCCAGGCCGTCTTGGGGCCAGTCGAAGTAGCGGGTGCCGGTCCACGGGTAGAAGTGGGCGCGGTTGGTGAGCCGTTCGGCCGAGCGGGACGCGGTCTCGATGGCCTCGTCGACTTGGGTGTCGTCGCGGGCGGTCAGCTTCGAGTCGAGGGCCGCTTTGACGGCTTCCCTCGTGGTGTACCAGTACCCCACGGGTGCCTCCCGGGTTGCGTTCTACCGACTGTCTCAGCGGCGGGGGTGTGCTCGGTTGTGGCGGGAGCGTACCGCTACAGGTCTGGGTCGTCGTTGACCAGGGTCTCGATGAAGTCGAGGGCGGCGGCCTTGTCGGCGAGATCGCCCGAGACGCGCACACCGTTGCCTGAGGACAACGTGCCGTTCACGCGTCAGGTGACGCCACCGTCCTGGGTGATCGCGGACAGGGTGTGGATGGCGTGCGCGCTGCAGACGCCTTCGACGTCGCCCGTGCTGAAGTCGTAGAGCTTGATCCACATGAGAGGTCTCCTGGTCAGGCGTTGTCGGATGCGGCGAGGAACGCGACTTCCTGCCACGACGCCGCGCCCACCGCGCTGGCGTTGTACAGCAGGACGAGCACACCACCGGGGGCGATGGCTCGGGAGCCGGAGCCGCCGAGGTCGATGTTGGCGTCGTCGACGGTGATCGTGTGCGTGTTCAGCGGGATCAGGACCAGGAGGTCCCCGTCGACCGCGCCGACCTTCGTGATCGTGTCGAGCTGGTCGTTGGGCGCCGTGTCGGACTGGGCCGACAACCGCACGTAGCTGCCCGTGACGGTGGCGACACCCGACGCGATGGTGACAGCCTCGACCGCGCCGAGGGACAGCTTGGGGAAGCTGGCCCGGCCCGTCGCCGACACGGCGGCGAGGGTCGTCGCTCCGGTCACCGCCAGGGTCTCACCGACCGTGGCCAAACCCGTGACCCGCAGGTCGTCGCCGACCAGCACGTCATCGGTGGCCACCACGTCATCGGTCGCCACAGCACGCTGAGGCGGGGCCGACACACCGACCTGCGACGCACCCTGAGCCTTCGTAGACCTCGGCATCACGCACTCCCGTTCGTAGAGTTCCAGTCCCCAGCAGGGCAGTTCTGCACGCCGTCGCGTTCGTCGAGGGGCGCCCACCCGCACACCGGGCAGGCGATTGGCCGGTCGTTGGCCCGGTCACGCGCCTCGGCGGCAGCGGCACGGTACAGGTCGGCCAGGCCCTCGTAGCCCATCAGTCGATCCTCGTGAAGGTGACCACGACCAGGCCGACGCTCGACGCGTACGTGTCGCCGGCGTCGTCGCCCAACCGGTCGACCGACACGCTCAGGATCGGCGACGTGCCGATGAACCCATCCACCGGGGTGGCGATCGCAGAGGTCTCCGTCGGGAGCGCGTAGAACGACGTCCCCGCCGCGCCGCTGCCCACCGACGCGGCGGGGATGGCGATGGTCGTCAACGACAGGGCCGTGGTCGACGACCCGAGCAGCGGGTACCACAGGCCGTAGCGGACCTGGAAGATCACGTTCCCTGTCCCGGCGCCTTCCTTGCACCAGGCCCAGCGCATGGCCACCGCGCGCCAGTCGGCCCCGCACGGCAGGGTCGTCTCGCAGGACGTGGTCCCCGTCGCGGTCATCTCCCGGCGGGCCAGGGACGTGGGGCCGCCGGTGTCGCCGATGAGGGTCCCGCCGTGGAGGTCGTGCGCCCACGCGTACAGGGGGTCATGCGCCGAGAAGTACGACCCGGTCGCCGAGCCCTTGAGCGAGACGGTCATGTCACTGGCCTCTCGTCATCGACGCGAACAGGAGACCGACCGGCCCGGCGAGGGTGTCCGCTGCGTCGCCGCCGACCCGCGAGATGCGCAGCACGTAGAAGCTGGCGAACGGGCCGGGGTCGAAGCTGATCGTCGTCCCGATGATCGTCCCGCCCACGATGCTCGTCGTCGGCACGTTCGCCGCGGGTGCGGTCTCGGTGAACGTCCTCGTCGCGATCGTCCCCGCGGCGGTGAGCGCCTGGGTGGCGATGTCGCACTCTTTGATGTCGCAGTCGAACCGGACGTTCCCCGTCGTCGTGTGGTCGTTGACCCACTCGAAGTAGACGCCGATGGTCGAGTCGAGCCACCACTCCTCGACCTCGAACCCGATGTACACGTTCGTGGTGACCCCGTCGGGCAGGTTGACCCGCGGGAACCCGTCACCGAAGTTCATCACCGCGGTCGGCGAGCACATCTCCCCCGCGGGGAACACCCGGCCCTCGCGTTCGATCCCACCGAACGTGGCCGGCGTCCCGAAGCGGCCCGTCTTGAGGACCCCTGCGACACGCAGGTCACCGGGGACGGTCAGGTCCGACGTCCCCGTGAGGGTGACGTCGGTGTTGGGGATGCGTAGTTGCCGGTCGGGGATCGACGCGCCGGCGGCGGTGGCCCCACCTGAGCGGGTGTTACGGGCCACCGGGGTCAGCCCGCGTGGGCGGTGTCGTAGGCCTCGCGGACCGTCTTGGGGACCGGGCCCGAGTCGGACACGTCGTGGCCGTTCGCGCGGGCCCACTCGCGGAGCTCGGCGGTGGTGGGAGCGGGGACGGACTCGCCGTCCCCGCTGCCCCCCGCGGTGCCCCCTGCGGCATCGACGTTGACGGGCGGATCGACGGGGGTCGGCTTGCGCAGCATCTGGTCCACGCTCGGCTTCGTCGTCGACACCGGGACCGGCCGCTTCTCCAGGCCCTGAGCCCGCGTGATCCGCGGCACGGTCAGGCCACCGTGGCGTTCGCGTCGATCGGGACGTAGCAGAGCGTCCACTTCGTCGACCCGGTCGTGTCGGTCCCCGTCGTCTGGAGCTTCGTGACCCCGGCGGGGAGGACGAACCCGCCGCCGACAGGCGACTTGGCGGTGACGTGCGTCGGGACCTCGGTGCCGCCTTCCTTCTGCGTGCCCAGCAGGGCCGCCTGGATGCCATGGACCGTGTAGAGGGTCCCGGCGATGTCGGACGTGCAGACCGTCGCCGCGGACAGGTCGCCGACAGCGCCGACGTCGGGGTCATGGACGACGTTGAGGCTGTTCGCTGTCCCGTCGAACACGACGGTGACCTCGCCGATGAGGAGGGTGCACAGGACCCGCCCGCCCGACACGGTGAACAGGGTCTGTAGGCCGGTGGCGGGGAGGATCGCCGTGGCCTTCTGGACGGCGACACCGAGCGCGATCGACCGGACCGTGTTGGGGTCGATGAGGGTGGTCATGCCGTCACGCTCGCCAGGCGCACCGGGCCACGCTGGGAGTGCGGGTCGACCAGGATCGCGGTGACTGTCGCGGAGCCGTCGGCCGTGCACTTCACGTACGGCTTGCCGTCGGGGCACATGGAGGCGTCGATGTAGGCGACAGCGTGGTCGCCGGTCGTGTCCGACGGCGTGAACGTCTCGCTGGCCGGTGACACGGCGACCTCGACCCACACACCCGACGCCTGGTCGTTGGACCGCTGGTAGAAGTGGTCGATCACGTCAGGCGTCGACGTCGACCCGCCAGCGGCGTTGTTCGAGAACGTGATCGTCGCCGAGGTGGCCCCGTCGACCTCGAACACGTGGAACTCCACGCCTCCGTAGTCCTCGAGGTTGACGTACACGTCGTCGGCGGGCATCACCGCGTTGTAGACCCGCCCGAGTGCTTCCATTGCCATGGCTGGTGTCCTCTCAGAAGTTCCGGGTCGGGGGTCAGGCGCGCTCGGCGAGCTGCACGAACGGGGACAGGGTCGGGCCGCCGTTGTTCGGGGTGATCGCCGTCTCCAGCCACTCGCGGCCGTCGGTCCGGGAGATCATCCGGGTCACCGTCTTGTCGCTGGTGAACTTGACGTGCGGCGAGCTGTCGACCTGCATCATCTGCCGGTCGCCGATCAGGTAGTAGCCGAGGTCGATGAACGACACGTCGCCCTCGTTGCCCAGCGACGGGACCTTCTCGGTGATCTCCACGGGCCGGCCGAGGATGCGGGCCGGGGGGCCCTCGACGCCGTTGTTCAGCCAGATGGCGCTGCCGCCGGTGCCGACGCTCAGGGCCATGGTGGCCAGCTCGGGGAACGTGTCGGGCGACACGACCCAGGTGGCGTTCCCGAGCGACGAGGGGAGCATCCGGGAGTACATGCCCACCAGGTTCTCCCACACGATCGTGTCGGCAGCCTGGGCCTCCTTGGCCTGGGTCACCATCGACGAGGCGTTGCGCCAGCCCTTCGGCTCACCCGCGCCGTTGCCGTTGATGAACGCCAGATCCTCGTACCAGGCGTGGGCCTGCGGGATGATCTGGTCGAAGAACGCAGCGAACGCCGGGGCGTCGGCCAGCAGCTCGTTGGGGATCGTCGCCAGGCCCGTCAGCTTGTTCGCTTCGAGCGTGACGCTCTTGAACTGGGCCTCGGACTCGGTGAGCTCCGCGCCTTCCTCGGTCCAGTAGAACACGACGCCGCCGAACACCGAGGTGACGTTCGACGTCGAGTCCACCGCGGGCAGCGACAGCTTCAGCGACGACATGGGGATGACCCGGGCACGGGACCGCACGAGCGACGACTCGAGCGACAGGGCCATGATCTCCTGCCGGAACTCCTCCGGCACGAGGAACCCGCCGTCGGCGGGGATGATCGAGCTGTACTCGTTGCGGACCGTTTCGAGACGGTCGCGCTTGGCGATCAGGTCCTGGCGGTTCGACAGCTTCCCGACGTTGTGCCAGGTGGCCTGGAAGAACTCGGCGATCGACAGGTCGTCGTTCCCGAAGATCCCGTCGGCCTTCTTGCCGACGGCCCGCTGGTTGTACAGGCGCCGTTCCTTGCGGTTGCGGGGCTTGAACGGGTCTGCGCCGGCCAGGTTGAGCCGGGACACGTCGACGTTGTGGTCGCGGAGGTAGTTCCCGAGGGCCTTCTGCGTCTCGACCTTGATGGTCTCGCCGATGGTGTTGCCGGACTCGTCCTTCTGCTTGGTCAGCGTCGCCCGGGCGTAGTTGGTGATGAACTCACCGAACTCGGGCTTCGAGGTGCCGTCGGCGTTGAAGAACTTGTTGACCAGGTCGCCGGAGCCGAGCATGTCCTCGAGCTCGTTGGGCGCCGTGGGCATGGTGTCGGTCACCGGATACCTGCTTTCGCGATGGCCGCCTTGAAGGCGGTCACGGGGTCTGTGGTTGCCGCGGCGCGGCGGGGTGTGGTGCGACGACGGTTCTCGGGAGGCATCGGCATCGGCTCATCCTCCTCTTCCTCGTCCTCGTCGTCCTCGCCCGGGTCGTCGGGGTCAGGCTCTTCGTCCTCGTCGGGGTCCTCGTCAGGATCAGGCTCGGGCGCGGCGGCCGGCTTGCCGTCCATCCGCTCATCAGCGAGCCCTTCCTTGACGGCGCGGGCCGGGCCCATCCACGTCTCGGCGAGCATCAGCTCACGCATCGCCTCGGCGGACTGGCCGGTCTTCGCTGAGTAGACCTCGGCGATCTCGGCCGAGACGGCGTCGAGCATGTCGGCGGCGGACAGCATGTCCGCGGCGTTCCCGTACGCGAACGTGCTCGCCTCGTGGATCATGATGAACGCGCCGGCGCCGATGCCGACGGTGTCGGCTGCGATGGCCACCACGCTGGCGGCGCTGGCGGCGAGGCTGTCGACGGCGGCGTAGGTGGGGCCGCTGTAGTCACGGATAGCGGAGGCCATGGCCAGGCCTTCGAAGTAGTCGCCGCCGCCCGAGTTGATGTGGACCCGCACCGGTTTGCCGCCGGCGTCGGCGAGGTGCTGGCGGACGATCGACGCGGAGACCTCGTCGTCGAACATGACGAACGACGTGATGTACCCGTCGACGTAGATGTCGACCTGGTCGCCGTCGGCCTGCGACCACACCCGCCCCGTGCGTTGCGCCACAGGCGCCTCGACGGCGGCGACTGGGCGGCCGACCAGCGACGACAGCTTCACGCCTGGATGGGACTCGGCGAACGCAGCGACCCTGGTCGCCGACGCCGCGGCGGCTCGCCCGCGGGCCTTGTCGTCGCTGCTGTCGAGGGTGGCGGCCATCGCCCGGAGCTGCGCAGCGTTCCCGAACACCAGCTCATCGGGGTCGATGGTTGCCATTGGCGCGGCATGTTAACGCCGAGAGTGTCAGCGGCGCAGCACCCTGGCGTCCGGCGCGGGCTCGTCAGCGGACTCGGGGTCGCCTGAGGGCGCGGCAGGCGCCGCGGGCGGGCCGACCCAACGCATCGGCCCCAGGCCCATCGCCGCCAGGCAGTCGTCGGGGTCCCAGCCCGCGGACACCAGCGTCGACGCACCCGACACCTGCGAGTCACGGTCAGCGTTCACCTGCTCGGGGTCATCACCCGACGGGTCGTCGTAGTCGAAGAACAGACCGGCGGCGGTCGGCCCGAACATCGGCAGGAACCCGTGGTTGAGGATGTCCCGCCACCGGTCCAGGCGCTCCGAGATGACCCACTTGGAGAACACGTACTCGGCGGCCTGAGCGGAGGCACGGTTCACGTCCTCGGACTGCCCGAGCATCGTCTTGGAGACGCCGAACGCCTCGCGGATCACGTCCTGCCCGACCTGCCGCAACTGCACGAACTGCATGTCACGCTGCGTGTACTTGACGTCGATCCACTCGCCCTCCTCCAGCAGGGCGACACGGTGGGCGTTCTGGACGCCCTTGTGGTTGGACTGCCACCGCCGCCGCCACTTCTCGAACTCGGGCTGATCCATCGTCCGTTCGAGCTTGATGATCCCGCCCGGGGTGGCGTCGTTCAGGAAGAAACGCCGGTTCCACTCGGCCGAGAACCGGGTGGCGTCGATGTCGACCAGGATCGACTGGACCGGCCCCAGCCCGCGGTACGGGTCACGCGGGTTCGGCATCAACGGGCGCAGCACCTGGTCCACGCCCAACGGGACCTCTTCGCCACCGGGCCCGCAGTACACGTAGCCGACCAGGTACTCGACCGGGTCCTTCACCGGGATGACCCGGTCGGGGCGGACGGGCCACAGTTCGAGGGGGGCGTCGAACCCGGTGGCGCGGGCGACGACCCAGCATCCCTCGCCGGTCAGGTCGAGGTGCTGCTGGGAGGCTTCGAACAGGAACCGGCCGGTCATGTGCTTGTTCGGCTTGGCCAGGACGTCGAGCGCCAGGTGCGAGGTGACCTCGCGGCGGGGTTCCTCGCCGGCGATCCGGCCCCTACCGTCGCGGTCGCGCCACAGCCGCCACGTCGCTTTCGCCACACCGGTCGACGTGCGGTTCACGATGGAGAACAGCGTCGAGTTGCCTGAGGTGCCGGCGAGTTGGGCGTCACGGTTGTCGCCTGACGCCAGGCCCGACCAGCGGCCCTGCCGTGTCCCGGCGCGGGGCACGTACGGGACGGGGGTGGCGTTGCGTACCGCACGGGCCGCTGAGCGGAGCGGGCTACGCATCCTCATGGCCGGTCATCATCGCCCATCAACGCTTCGAGGGCGAGCATGGACACCCCGGCGGTGGCCCACGCGGCGCCGGTCCCGAACGTGGTCCACGCGGCGGCGACGAACGAACCGAACCCGCCGACGGACAGGACCGGGGTCCGCCAGTCGACCAGCGCCCCCACCACCACACGGGCGGAGGGGGTCCGGCGGCGGAGTGCCGCCCAGTTCTGACGGAGACGGGCCACGGTCGACCGGGGGCGCAGCAGCACCGGCGACGAACCGGCCCACACCGGGCGGGGGACACGGGCGGTCGACATCACAGGGTGACCGCTGCGTCGAGCCGGGCGCAGCAGCCGTCTGGCAACCGGTCGTCGTCGCTGAAGGGCACGACGCAGGTCACCACGGGGAACGTGCCCTCGCGGCTGATCAGGTCTCCGACGCCCCACGTCGTGGGTTCCGAGATCGGCTGGTCGTCGGGGACCATGCCTCGGGTGAGGTCGTCGTCGATGAGCGTCGCGCCGCACCACGAGCACCGCTGGCGCAGGCGGTCGTCCACGCAGATGGGTTGGCCGGCGATGTGGATCACAGGGTGCGGTCCCAGTTCCGGGGGGCGCTGGCGATCTGATGCACCACCAGGTAGCGCACACAGTCAGCGCCGTGGTCGTTGACCTTCAACGGATGCTCCTTCGGTGCCCGCTTGTCGGCCGACTGGCCTGTCGTGTCCCACACGTACCCGGGGATCTCTTCCTCGGTGCACGTCGGGAGCTTGCGTTCGGCCAGGTCGGGGTCGCGCTCTATCAGCGAGTCTCGCATCAACCGGAGCCGACCGGCCCTGAACGCGTCGGCGACGGCGTCGAGGCCGAACTTGACCCGCTTGTCCGCCGCCCTCGTCCCACGGCCGATCCCCCGTTCGAGGGTGGCCCGGTCCTCTGCGTCGTGGTCGGTGATCACCGCCCGCGGGGTCGGCTCTGTCCAGCGCCGCCACCGGCCGCCCACGTGCACCGCGTCGGGGCGGCCCGGGTCACACGCCACGGTCACGCAGTCCATGATCTGGGCGGCGTGGTCCTGGACGATCCGGCCCGTCATGTACAGCTCCCGGTAGCGGACCAGTCCGCCGTCAGGGTCCTGCGCCCACCACTGGCACACGAACGGGTTCCGGTACCCGAAGTCCACGACCCACCAGCGCGGCCAGTCGTCGGGGATCGGGTGACGGTCGATCAGGTGGACGGCGGGGTCGTAGTCCTCCCAGATGACGCCCTCGGCCGCGACCCACAGGCCATGCCGGTACCGATGCAGACGGACCCCGGTGAGCGCGTCGAGGCGGGCGATGTACGCCCGTCCCCGCTCGGTGAACGACCCGTCAGGGTTCGTGATCGTCGGGTTGTCCTCGTGGCGCGACTCGATCAGCGTCGTCGCCCCCCGCACGCACCGCTGGTTCAGCCAGTGCGTCGGAGTGTCGGGGTTCGTGTCCGCCAGCAGCTGCTGGAACGACACCCGCCCGTGGCGCAGCCGGATCGAGCACGACTCCCAGTCGGTCTCGGTCAGCTCGATCGCTTCCTGCACGTAAATCACGTCGTACTCGGTCGACATGATCTTTGTAGGACGGTCGAGGCCCCCGAGGTTCACACGAGACCCGTTCGTGTACCGGTACCCCGGCGGCTCACGGCTCGACCCGCCGAAGTAGGCGACCATGCCCGTCGACAGCGCCTCGACGATCACCTGCGTCTCGAACGTCGCCAACGCCGAGGACGGCAGGTCGACGGCCCGCTTCCGGACGATCAACGCACGGGCCCCAGGGTTGGCCAGCATGACCGCGTGGACCTTCTCCAACGCGGCACGGGACTTGCCTGTCCCGGCCGGGCCGGAGATCAGGACCTCGTCGTCTCGGCACGCCCACAGGGCGGCGCACCCGCCCTGCGGGCGGTACACGTGCTCGAGCGTCGCGGCGGTCACGTCAACAGTGTGGGGTCGATCCCCTCGAACCGGTAGTCGATGACGGCCCGCACCAGTTTCTCGTCGACGCCGGCGTCACACGCGAGCTTCGCTGCGCGGGCGGCGCGGTCCAGCCACGTCTGGTACATCGTCACCGCGATGTGGGGGACGGCGTCGTCGAGGTGGTTGGGGCCGTACAGCTCGGCGGGGGTGAGCTCACCGACGATCGCTCCGAGGACCTGGGCCATGGCCGATGAGCGGTGGACGGCGTCGAGGAGGGCGGCGACGGGGGTCGATGAGCGGGCCTCGGTTTCGAGCTCGGCGAGCAGCCCGCCGATCTGACCGTCGAGCTCGGCCCGTTGCAGGCGCCGGACGGCGGTGGCCTTCACCTGCGGTGACCGGCCACCGTGGGTGGCACAGGTTGTCCCGCCGTGGATGGCCCAGCGCTCGCAGGGCAGGCCGGTGCGTGAGGAGTGGGCGGTGCACTTCCGTGGGTCCCGCTTCGATGGCTCGGGCGGGTCCGGCCCCTTCGACGGGTCGCCAGTCATGCCGTCCCCTGGTGGGCACGGAGACGCTCGATCTCGGCGTGGGCGCTGTCGAGCTGCGCCTCGATACGGTCAGCGTGACGGAGCGCTGCATGGAGACGGGCGCTCAGGTCGTCGTCGGTGGGGCTGGGGCGGGCAGGCAGCAGAGCCAGCACGGCATCGGCCATCTTGTCGACGGCCTCGTCCCAGTCGAGCCACGCAGCGCCCGTGCTGGCGATGACGGACCGGGCGATGACGGACCGGATCTGCTCTCGGGTGGGGCCGGGTACCGGCTGGGTGGGGTCAGGCATCGGTGGTCCCGTCGTTCTCGTCGAGTGCCTGCTTTAGGCGCTTGATGGCGGCCCACAGCGGGTTCGACTTGGCCCGGCCCTCGGCGTCCCAACGGAGTGACTCAAGGGCGGCCTCGGCCTGGTTGCGGGACATGTAGACCGACACGTACGGCGACGGCTTCGGGGTCGGCTCAGGGCTGGCCATCGTCGGCCACCTGGTCGGCCGATATCAGCGCCGCTTGTAGTGCCTCACGGACGTCGTCGCCGTACTCGGCGTCCTCCGCCCACGGCTCGCCCTTCTCGTTGGCCCACGGCGAGTGGGCGTACATGAGGGCGCACTCGATGAGGTAGCGCACGAGGTTGGCGGCGTCGTAGCGGTCATCGCCGGGGATCTCGCCTGGAGGCAGCCCTAGCCCTTCGGCCAGCATGTCCCTAGCCCGCACGTACAGGTCCAGCTTGTTGCCAAGGCCGAACTTGCCGAGGTCATCTGGTCCGGCCTTCCACTCGTCGCCGTTGTCGAGCCGCACCCAGAGCTGGCCCTTCACTGGGCGGTCGAAGCTGGCGGTCATGTCGTTCTTAGCCACGGTCCTCGTCCTCGCTCGGCTGGTCGGTGGCCCGGACGACACGCACACGGGTACCGGGCGGGACGGGGATGCTGCTTCGGTCCTCGATGCGCCAGCCCAGCGGGGTGTCGTGCTGGAACATCGCCTCCGTCTCGCCCCCCCACAGCACCTCGTCGGTGGTCTGGGTGCCCAGGGCCTCACGCAGGGCCGTCTCAGCCTCCTGCACCCGCTGGAAGCCGGGGTTGCTCCACCGCCTGGGGGAGTCCCAGGCGGTGAGGAGTGCTTGCGCGGCGGCGGTGACCGTGGGGTCGGTCATGAGTGCTCCGGGCAGAGGTCGACCATGCGCCCGTGGATGCGGCGTCGGGTCCAGTCGTGCTGCCGGGCGTGGGCCCTGGCGTCGATCTGGGCGTTGGTGACGTTGTGGACGATGTCCCAGACGATCGAGCCTTGGCACTCTTGGGCGTCGCACCAGAGGGCGACTTCGTAGGCGATCACGCCGGCCCCAGGGCGACAGCGACCGACGAGAGGACGAGGTCGCGCCCGTCGAGCCCGAGACGGGGCTGACGGAACACCGCCGGCGCCGGCGGGTCGGGGAACGTGGGCCCGGGCCAGGCGGGGCCGGTCGAGCGGGTCGTGGGCCATTGGCGCCGGCGGGCCCGGTAGGTCCAGGTCACGGTGTCGTCGGCCTGGTCGAGCCACGCGGGCCTGTCGAGCGGGGGGACGTCGATGGTGGGCGGGCGGACGACGATGCGGGGTGTGGGGCGGGTGGGCCGGTCGTAGGCGAGGGCGACGCAGAGGGCGACCCCGACGAGGCAGATGACGTCGTAGGCGAGCAGGGGGTTCACGGGGTGGCCTCCTGGAACTCGGTGCAGGCGCACCCGTCCTCGGCCTGTGGGCCGGTGATCTCGCAGACGCCCCACCGGTCGTCGGGCGGGATGCCTGTGGTCTGCTTGGGCCTGCGGTGCCAGACCTGTGGGTGGCCGCAGCGGCACACGGGCCAGCCGGCGGAGACCGTGGCCATCACGCACCGCTTTCGTGTTCGGCGGCCATCGCCGCGGCGTAGTGGTCGTCGCAGAGGAACGTGACGAGGCGGAGGACGCCACCGACGTGGACTATCCACGGACGGTCGGCCAGGGGCAGGTCCTCGCTAGCGAACGTCTCGGCGTTGGTGGCTTCCGGCCCGGCAACCCATGACCCTGCGGGGTTGCCGCACTCGGCGCACGACTGGCCGATGTGCTCATCGCCATGCAGCTCAGCGAGGATGCGGCGCATCCGGTCGTGGAAGGACTCGGGCGGCGCCACCATCGGCAGGCACCGGCCGGGGTCGACCTGGGCGTCGACCACCCGGTCGCTGAGGTCCACCCACTCCAGGTGGCCGGCGGGCTCGACGGTGATCCCGGAGTCGTAGGTCACGACTCTGTCGCTCTGTCCCTCGGGGTCGTGGTCGACCAGGCGGACGGGGGGCCGCTCGAAGCTGACGTCGTCGGGGCCGAGCCAGCCGGTCGCGCCCTCACGGACACGGAGCCGACCGGCGGTGGTGATGTCGCCCGACCCGACCATGCGCACACCAGCGGGCGGGGAGGCGGGGCCGACCAGGTCGAGGTCGGTGCGTTGGGCGGACAGGTCGTAGGCGTCGAGGCGGGCGTCCCGGGTCGCGAGCTCGGCCCGGAGGTTGCGGGTCGCGGCCCACACGCACAGGCCCGTGGTTGCCGTCCACAGGGCGGCGAGAGCGAACAGGGCGGGGGAGACGGCCCAGAGCGCCCAGAGGCCGCCTGCGGCGGCCACAGCGGCCGTACAGGCGACGGCGGCCATGCCCGCGGTCCAGTCACGCTTCACGGTCGGTCTCCTCGTTGAGGTCGACGGGGTCGGCCTGTCCCGGCGGGATGACTTGCAGGGGGGTGTCGGCGGGGAGGCCGAACCGGCGGCGGTAGTTCTCGGCGGCGGCGTCGAGGCGGGCACGGGACTCGACGGTCAGCCCGTCGGACTCGGCGGGCCACTGCTCGACGCGGCGGACCTGACCCGGGAGCACGTACAGCTGACGGCGTTCGCCGTCGCGCTCGTGCTCGATGCGAGGGGCGTGGCGGACGAGCGACACGACGACGGCGAAGGACCCGACGCACGTCGACCCGACGCCGACTGCGAGGCCGATCAGGAACGGGATCATCGGGCGGTGTCCTCGAGCGTGTGGTCCACGGCGCCGAGCGGCTGGCCGTAGATGAGCCTGTGCAGGACCCGCTCGATCAGGTCGTCAGCGATGGACTCGGCCCGCATCGACGTCTCGACGGAGCGCAGGAGCGAGCCCAACTGCTGCTCGTCGAGGACGCGGCTGGCGGGGCGGCCGGGGGCGAGCAGGAGGCGGCCCGTGAGACGGTCGGTCATCGGCTGGTCTCCTCGAGCGTGATGCTGGCGGTGGCGGCGTTGCCGGGCCGGCGGGGGTGGTGGACGGGCGGGCACTGGTAGCACCCGACTTTGGCGCACAGGTCGTGGGAGCCGACCAGGCAGGCGTCGCACGGGCCGAGCCTGCCGCGGGTGACGGGGGTGGGGGTGGGGGGCTTGACCCAGGTGATGGCCTTGCGGCGACGGTCGCTCACCGGCCGTCCCTGTAGCACGGGCAGGGGCCGGCGAAGGCCTCGCACTGCCAGATGCCGGTGTCGAGGTCGTAGCCGAGCTCGGGCGGGGACTCGCCGCACATGGCCAGCGCCACGATCGTGCAGCCGCCCTCGTTGCCGCCGTCGGGCTGGTGCTCACCGAGGTCGTGGTCGACGGTGCACCGGTTGCAGAGCTGGCGCATCATCATCTCGCCCATGGTCCCGTTGGAGGGGCGGGTGCCCCACTCGGTGGCCATCACCGGGCCGCCTGTCCGAACGCGTTGAACGCTTGGGCGGTGGTCGGGTCGAGCTGCCCGACGACCTCGCGGTAGCCCTGGCTGTCGGTCGGGCGGCGCTTCTGGCCGGGCTTGAGGGGCCGGCCGCAGCCGTTGCAGGTCTGCCCGTCGGGCGAGTGGGGGGCGGCCGTGCCGTGGGGGCAGAACACCACGTCGGCCTGCGGCTCGTCGAGCATCCTGACGGTGGCCCGCTCGGCCACGCCGGCGGGGTTCTGCGACGTCGACGGGACCGTCTTGAACACGATGCTGTCGTCGGTGGGGGGGCGGGCTTCGCTGGGGTCGAGGGCGTTGCGCGGCCGGATCTCGTCGGCGGTGGCGAGCCACCGGTCGACCTCGGCCTGCTCGTCGGGCGTCGGGGCCGGGAACGTCTCGGGGTAGCAGCACACGTTGCGCTCACCGGCCGGGCAGCACGCCGACTCGGCCTCGTTCAACTCGGCGATGGCCGCGGCGTCGTTCGCGGCGGCGATCAGGTCGCCGAGGATGCGGGCCACGGCGGCGACGGTGGCGTCGGAGCCGGGGACGTGGACGATCCGGACCTTGCCGATGGTGGTGCGGCCCAGCAGCTCGGCCTGGGTGGCCAGCGTGGCGACCATCGACCAGCCCGCGGGGGGGAGGACGGCGACGTTGGCGACGGCGGCGCCGTGGTCGAACAGGACCTGGGCGAGGGCGAAGGCCTTCGCGTTGCGGGCCCGGGCTTCGTGGGTGGTGGCGGTCTCCATGTGGACCAAGATACTCCTTGTAAGGCCCGAGCGCAAGGTGTAAGTTACGGATATGGAGATCGCCACCACCCACCCCGCCGAGACCTGCCCCTACCCCGCGGGCTGCACCGGGTGCGCCCCCGGGCGACGCCCCGCCATCGGCACCCACGTCCGCGTCGACTTACCCGAGACGCCCGCCAGCC